TGAAATAAAGTTGTTATATTAATAATTATTAACCATTAAAAAAAGAAAAGAAATGGCAATTAACTTAGACGCGATTAAGGCAAAACTTAATCAATTACAAACGACGAACAACAGAACGTCGACACTATGGAAACCTGAACCAGGTAAACAAATAATCAGAATCGTACCTTATCAACACAACAAAGACAATCCATTCAATGAATTGTACTTTCATTATGACTTAGGTAAGAAAAACTTCTTGTCACCGATAACTCATGGAAATCCTGATCCGGTAGTAGAATTTTCTGAAAAATTAAAATCTTCTGGTAATTCAGATGAATGGAAATTAGGAAAGAAGATGGAACCTAAAATGAGAACTTATGCTCCTGTAATCGTAAGAGGTAAGGAATCAGAAGGTGTTAAATTTTGGGGATTTGGTAAATTAGTTTATCAAGAACTTTTAGGAGTTATAGCCGATCCAGATTATGGTGATATTACAGATCCAATGAATGGTAGAGATATCTTAGTTGAATTTATGCCAGCAGAAGGTGCAGGACAATTTCCAAAGACAACTATTAGAGTAAAGCCTAATCAATCAGCAATATCAGAAGATACAAATGTAGCTACGGCAGCAACTAATAGTCAACCAGATTTAAAGGATATCTTTAAAGAACCATCATATGATGAATTAAAAGAAGCTTTAGCACTTTGGTTAGATCCAGAAGCAGGAGATACAGTAGATCCAGCATCAACTGCTCCAGAAAAGGTTACGCAAGAAACAAAAACACCAGCCGGTGTTAACAAGGTAGATGATGTCGGAGCAGCATTTGACGATCTATTTAACGACTAATAAAAGTTATACATGGCAAAGAAAAGTAAAGCAGAACAAGCAGACGAGCTCGCAACCGCATTAGGTGAGAGCATCAGAACAGGCCTGAATAAGAAATTTAAGAATACTAACTATAAAGTTGCATATTTCTTAGACGGAGATACAGATTCGCCATCTGAAGTTAAAGGATGGGTAGGATCAGGGTCATCTATGTTAGATTTAGCTATAGCAAATAGACCTAATGGTGGATTTCCAGTTGGTAGAATTACTGAGATAACTGGTCTAGAAGCTTCTGGTAAATCATTATTAGCAGCACATGCATTAGCTGATACACAAAAACAAGGAGGCCTAGCAGTTTATATTGATACAGAAAACGCTGTTAGTAGAGAATTCCTTGAAGCAATTGGATTAGATTTAGAAAAAATGCTTTATGTTCCATTAGATACTATTGAAGATATCTTTGAAGCAATTGAAAGTATTGTGGAATCAGTTAGACAATCTAGTAAGGATCGATTGGTAACAATTGTAGTTGATTCTGTAATGGGAGCTTCTACAAAGATAGAGCAAGCAGCTGATTATGATAAAGATGGTTGGGCAACTTCAAAGGCAATTATTTTATCAAAAGGTATGCGTAAGATTACAAATCTACTTGGTAGACAGAAGATAGCTCTATTATTTACAAATCAACTTCGTTCAAGATTAGGAGTTGCATTTGGTGATCCATGGACAACATCTGGAGGTAAAGCAATACCATTTCATTCATCAGTACGGTTACGATTGAAATCAGTAGGACAGATCAAAGTTAAGAAGGATGGCGTTGATCAAACTGTTGGTATCAAAACTAGGTGCCAAGTTATTAAAAATAGAATGGGACCACCTTTAAAGACTATCGATTATGATATTTACTTTGAAAGTGGTATAGATAATTTTGGTGGCTGGCTAAATGTTATGAAACAACATAAATTGGTAAGTATAGCAGGTGCATGGTATACATATACAAAGTTAGATGGTACAACTGTTAAGTTTTTATCAAAAGACTTTCAAGGAAAACTTGATGCAGATCCAGGATTAAAAGAGGAGATATATAAAGGTATTTGTGATGCTTATATATTAACATACAAACCTGGTGATAATATTGGAATTGATGATATTGAAATTGACGAAGACTTTGTAGGTGAAGAATCATAAACAACTTCAGAAATTTTTCCAAGATGTCGTTAAAGAACATCATGAAGGAAGGCCATCGGATATTAATAGTAACATATTGATACTCGATGGTCTTAATACCTTCATTAGAGTATTCTCTGCAGTACCTGCATTGAATGATAATGGAGACCATATTGGTGGAGTATCTGGATTTTTAAGATCTCTAGCTGCCAATATTCGCTTATTAAAGCCAACCCGAGTTGTTATTTGTTTTGATGGTAAGGGTGGTTCTAAACGTAGGAAGAAGATCTTCCCAGATTATAAAGCAAATAGAGCTGTTAAAACAGCATTTAATAGATATAAAGAATTTGCATCATTAACAGATGAGTCTGATTCTATGAAACGACAATTTGGTAGATTGATTGAATATCTAAATTGCTTGCCAGTTACAATGCTCGCAGTTGATAATATAGAAGCTGATGATGCTATAGCATATATTGCAAACGAAGTGTATACAGATCCAAACCAAAAAGTACAAATTGTATCTACTGATAGAGATTTTTTACAATTAGTAAATAATAGAATTTCCGTTTGGAGTCCAATCAAAAAGAAAATGTATAACCCAAGATTGATGCAAGAAGAATTTGGAATCAATGCTTCTAACTATTTATTATACAGAACATTTCTAGGAGATAAGTCTGATAATATTCCAGGAGTAAAAGGAGTTGCATTAAAATCACTTAAGAAATTCTTTCCAATGGTTATGGAAAACAGAGAAATTGAAATTGATGAAATTATTAATCATGCAAAAGATGGTGCAGAAGAAGGCCGCTACAAAATCTATAAGTCCGTAGTAGAATCTAAGGACCAGGTTGACTTGAACCATAATCTTATGCAACTCAAAGAGGTTGATATTTCAGGATCTATTAAGATGATGATACATGATAAGGTAACAGGTCCAGTAGATAAGTTAAATACATTGGAATTTAAAAAGATGTTCATGGCTGATAAAATGTATACAATTATTAAAGATTTGGATAATTGGTTAGTGAGTTCATTTAATACACTGAATGCATATATTCAAATGAAAAAAAATTAGGAAATTAGAAAAATTATTATTATATTAAAGTATGACAGATAGATTAAGTTCGTACGGTTACGCATTTCAAATAAAGGTTATAACAGGATTACTTGTAGACAAAAGCTTTCTACAACAAATTTCAGATATCATGTTGCCAACATATTTTGAATCAGATGCAAATAACTGGATAGTAGATACTATATTAGAATACTTTAAAGAGTATAAATCATCTCCTACATTGGAGGTAATGAAAGTAAAGCTTGAAAAAGTTGATCATGATATATTAAAAGAGCAAGTAATTGTTCATTTAAAGGATGCATGGAGATATACAGAATCACCAGATTTACAATACATTAAAGACCAGGCAATGGATTTCTGTAAAAATCAAGAAATCAAAAGAGCTATATTAGGATCTGTTGAGTTGTTAAAAAATGGAGACTATGATGGTATTAAAGCAATAGTTGATGATGCATTGAAGGCAGGTGCAGATAAAGATATTGGACATGATTACATGGTTGAAATAGATGAACGATATACTGATGCGGTAAGAGATGTACAACCTACACCATGGGATGTAATAAATGAATTAACTGATGGAGGATTAGGTAAAGGTGAACTAGGAGTAATGGTTGCACCAGCTGGTATTGGTAAATCTTGGGCATTAATGAATGTTGGTGCAGATGCACTTAAGAAAGGAAAGACTGTAATCCATTATACATTGGAATTAAATCAAGCCTATGTTGGATTAAGATATGATTCAGTTATAACAGGAATTGCAAATCAAAATTTGAAACATTATAAAGAAGATATAAAAGAACAATTGTCTAAATTGAAAGGAGAATTGATCATTAAACATTATCCTACCAAATCGGTATCAGTAATGGGATTAAGAGCTCATGTTGAAAAATGTATAATGCAAGGTAAAAAGCCTGATGTGATTATAGTTGATTACGCTGATTTGTTAAGAGGTCATGGACAAGAAAAGCGACATGAATTGGAAGGCATATATGAAGACTTAAGAGGAATGGCAGGTGAATATGAAATACCACTCTGGACTGCATCTCAAGCAAATAGATCGGCATTAGAGGAAGATGTAATTGATGCAAGTAAGATATCAGAATCATATGGTAAGGTAATGGTTGCAGATTTTGTATTATCATTATCAAGAAAGGTAGCAGATAAATTAGCAGGTACAGG